ATCCGCGCTGACATAGAAATGACAGTTAACGAAAGAGAAAATTCACCTAAAAACGAAGGTGATAGAGATAGAGTAACCGGGGATGATGATGCCCAAGTCATCTATACGAGAGTCAGTATAAAGAAGAGACCCGTTCACAAGGCTGACTACCTCATGAAGCTATTGAGTGATAAGTTTAATAGTATCACTCAAAATATTGACCTACAAAGAACTTGTGAATCAATTTTGAGACCCTTCATTCTTAAATTTTTCATTTATCGGAAAGACCTTTTCCCCAAACAATTTGATCGTCTGGAGAAGTCATCAATTCAATTGTTATTGAATTTGACCTACTTTCCTGATAATGGTGACTACCAGACCTACATCAAGTACTGGCATGATCAATACCTTTGCAAGGTATGTCAAGATCGACAGTTACCTCCGATTGATAACAAATTTAAGAAAGAACTTTATACCGGAATTTTGCGTAGAATTGTGCGACATGCACTTTTGCGTAAAGATACTTCCTTTATTTACTCGTTGCAAAAAGGATCCAAACGAGTTTGGCCAGCATTACCAGAGAGCAAAATGATGGCTTCTTTAGAAAAACATAGAAAATGTCTTTCAGGTGGATTTGATGATTTTGATCCACTGATTCCTAAGGATCTGGAGGATGGGATTTCCCGTGAGGGATATCTCACATTCAGACCCCTTTTTGAGACAGGAATATGTGAATCTCAAGAAGTAACTTATACAAAATTTTCTCCAAGTCTCTCGGCTTGCCTACAGAACAAGAGATCAAATCTCGGTTCATCCGGCCTTTTTAAGCCATTCGATTTAGAAGAAAAAATTCAAAAGAAAGAGCAGGGTTTTCTTGGTTTTAGGAAAACTCACCAAGATTTTGAAGACTGGAAGCGTTCAACCCTCGAAAACGCTCTTGATCAAATTATTGATCAGAATGGGATCGTATCTGTGGTTCCGATTCCTGAACCTTCAAAATATCGTATCATCACCAAAGGTGATGGTTACGAATATACAGCTCTACAACCGATTCAAGGTGCTCTAATCGATTGCTGGAAAAGGTCGAAGTACTCGACAATGAATGAACCTTGTTTAGAACAAAAGGTCCGATCCCTCGATCGTGTAGGAAAGGATCTTCCTATTTTTTGTTCGGTAGATTATGAGAGTGCGACTGATTTCCTCAAACGAGAAGCTACATGTGTCATTGCAAAGTTACTAAAGGAGACCAAACCTTTTGGTGAGGTTGCTTTTAGATCACTTTGTCGTGATATAAAAGTTCTATATCCTAATTACAATAAATCAGGGAAACCTGGTTTATATAATTTGGATCCAGTAGACATGGTGAATGGTCAACTTATGGGTCATCCTTTAAGTTTCCCTTTATTGTGTACTATTAATGTAGCGTGTTATCATGTTGCAATCAGTCGATGGGTAACAGCAGGAGAGGATAAAAAGGAAAGAAAAAGAAGGAAAAGAATAGGAAAGGTAATGTATGATAATGTTATAGTGAATGGGGATGATATGTTGTTTAAATGTGAACGCTCATTCTATGACATTTTTCTCCAAACAACACGTGAAGTGGGTTTGAGGATTAGTCAGGGAAAGAACTATTGTTCTGAGTTCTTCTGTATGATTAATTCTCAAATCTTCCAAAGAGTAAAAGGAAGAATGTGCCGGCAAGGGTACTTTAATCAAAAAGTTCTTGTCAACTACGATCAGAAGAAAGGGACTGATGGGAATTGCACAATTTACGATGCTATTGATACTTTTAATGAAATGGTGAGATTGGCACCTTGGACCTATTATTGTAAAAATTGGTTAATTGATCAATTTAAATTTTGGAAACCAGATCAGCCACAACCTAATTATTATTTGCCACGCCATATGGGTGGTTTAGGTATGTGTTCTGAAGAGGTACCAAAATTGTCAAGAAAAGATAGATCAATTGCCTGGTTTTACTATAATAATCCTGAGGTGTCACTTTTTGAAAGTTCTCCATCATTTTATTCTATTCCTAAAAGATATAGAAATCTTATAGGAAGAGCTGAGTATATTTTACCAGATTCTGTTCCATCGAAAACGATGGATCGGGAGTCGACGGATGTACTCTCTAAATTAATGACTATGTTTAAAAGTAGTCTTAGTTTAGATGAATGGAATGTGAAGAATTGTAAGTGTATCACTGATTTCTGTGTGAATTGTGGGAATTCTGAAGATAATTGTAGATGTAGGAGGTCGTGCTGTGAATATTGCCATGAGAGGTTTGAGTTAATACAAACCTATATTAATCGCTCTGAGGCAAAGAAAAAACATGTTCAGTTAAATTGGGGTCAATTACGAAATCGATTGACAAGAGAGGAAGCAATTTGCTTTTCCTATTTTGTCCCTCAATTTCGTTTGATACCTTCCCTTGGTGAACCTCAACTTCTCAGTTTAAGTAAGCCAAGTAATGATTCCGTCTTCAAAAATTTTCCATCCATTACCTGTTTTTGGTAAGGGATCTCGTCCTAAGCATGACGTTAAAAGGCTGACGGGGTCTGAAGGTAATAACCCAAAACTGTTACAGTGCTAATCAAAATGCCAAGAGACTGCACGGCGTTTCCACCGGTTCTTAAAGATGAACAGTCCCTCCATATTCAGAGGTAGCCCGTGAAATGAATAAAGATAAAGAAAAAGTAAAAGAGAAGATTGTCGTTAGAGAAAATGACAACCAAATAAAGAGAAGAAAGAAGAATAAGAAAGGAAAGAGGTATGGAAATGATGATGAACGATTAGTGAAAGCTCCAATTGCACAGTCGATAAGTTTTACAACTCGACGCCCGAAAATTGTTAATGATGGGCGCCGTTATTGTGTTCATCATAGAGAACTTATCGCAGAGATTCCAGGGTCTGTCGGTTTTACTATCCAACAGAATCTTGTAATTAATCCTGGATTCTCCTCTACTTTCCCCTGGCTATCGCCAATTGCGAATCAGTGGGAACAGTATCGGTTTAAATCTCTTAGCTTTCACTATATTGGTCGTTGTCCGACCACTTTCTCAGGTTCTGTCATGCTTGTCCCTGAGTATGACATCTTAGACGCTGATCCAGCTTCTAAGATACAAGCCTCGACTTACATAGGGGCTGTTGAACAAAGTCCTTGGACCAACTTCTCTTGTAAATTAGACCCATCTGCCTTACAGCCGATCGGTCCGAAGAAGTATGTGCGCTCTGGACCCGTTTTAGGTGATCTTAAAACCTATGACGGAGGTAAGTTCCTAGTAATTACCCAAGGTCAGGTGGATACTAGTGTCTGTGGTGATTTGTGGGTAGAATATGATGCGGAATTATTCGTTCCTCAGTCTGGGACAGCTCAGTCAGGATCGACTACAAGCTCCACTGTATCAATGTTCTACTTCTCTAATCCCACTTCAATTGCTAGTGGCTCAGCTGTCGACTATTCTTTGGTTCGACAAAACCCTTTGGGTATTGTCAACTCTTCAGGAGTCTATACACCTTTAGCCGGAACGTACAGGATCGATGCAAGCCTGACACATGGATCAGTAGCCTATTCAGTTGGTATAAACTTTTATGTCAACGGGACTGGGCTATCTTTTGGAAGTGTGTCTGATGCATCTAATTTCTCGGGACGACTCGCGTTCTCAGATATTCTTACATTCAATGGTACTGATACTTTTGAAGTAAGAGTAAGTTTAGGCGGAGCGGCTGTCAATTTCACCGACAGCTCTTTGATCTTTACTCTCGTATAAACCCAGCGAGCATAGGGACGACCTAAGAGTGGCAAGATGGAGATCCCACTGCCTACCGTTAGATCTTTTAGTTCTAATCCCTATTAATTAAGGGGTCCTCTACCAATAAAAGCTTCAAAAACAAAATAGAAAATACATCCCAGTTCTGAGCTCTGGGGGTTTGGGTAGAGG